TTTAATTTGCAAAAAACTACTTCTTGCAGATGAGTTTGGGGTAATTGTTCACGATGACATACCGCACCCACCAGATATGTCGTTTGATGAAGATAAAAAACCGCAATAACAAAAGGAGAACACATGAAAGCACGAAAAGTATTCATAGCCCTCATGACGGGCAAAGGTTATGCTGATTCAGAACTTGTGTGGGATGGTGAGAAGTTCACCAATCAGAACATGACTACCCGATGGAATTACTTTTTGTTGGGGTGGGAAATGAGGGATGTGATGTGATAGAAACGATATTCACCATATTTGCCATAGGATTCCTAGGCATTGCACTTGCCATTGGTGGCGTTTGCCTGATGGTTTGGATGGCTTTAAACGAGGAATGAAATGCCAAGACCTAAGACTGATTTAACATTTGTAAACAAGACTGTAAGCGCACGACTCAGACCCTCTGAATACAGGGAATGGGTGCGCCTGGGAGGTGTTACTTGGTTACGGCAACATCTTGCCCAAAGCATCAAGAGCCAAGAACCGCAAAAGCCTCATTTGTATGCTTTACGCGATCATCTAGGCCAATTGTTCCGCCGTTGATCTTCTTGGTCAATCCAACCCAGTCAGCAGCTTCTGCAAGGTTGTTGCAATTGTGGGTTGACCAGAACCATCCAGCAGTGAGTGCCGCATACTTAGGCGTTGCCACAAGGTCAGGTTCCATCACAAAGTCAACTCCCAGGGCTTGTCCAGCATGGAAGTAGTTTGCATGGCCTGTCAATTGGATGCACCCACGGCCTCTGAACCGATACCCGTCACCAGATGCCTCATCCCTGTTGCCCATGCGTGAGGAATACACCTTGTTGGCAATCTTCTTAGGGTTCTTGGCATATTGGTTGGCAACTTCAAGAGTGGGAAACCTTGCCTTCCATAGTTTCATCAGGGTTTCAGCCCTGTAATTTAGGTTTTCTTCAAGGATTCTGAAGTTTCCGCACTCATGCCCACATTGACCAATAAATGCCGCTTGTTGGCGCTTGGTAGAAATACCAAAAGTATTGAAGGTTTCATTGAGAGCATCAACCCACTCAACACCAATGTGGAGTTTCTTTAGTTGTTCACTTGTTACCATTGATTATCTCCATTGCTTTCTCGTAAGAAGAAATGCACGAATTTAGTTGGGCCGTGTTTCTGTCGCCTTGGGCGATGATTTCGGCAATGGCTGCAAGGGTTGCTCTGTCGGCGTCAGAAGTTTCATAAACCTGTCTGACAGGTTCACTTCTCTCTTTTGGGCTATCTCCGGTGGGAGTGGGGGCATTTGCGGGGGCTTGTACACAACTTGTGGACGGGAGGCGCAACCTACCAGCACGAATAGCAGAATCAAGACTAGATTGTTTTTGAGTGATGACATTATTGGCCTCCGAAAGTTTGGTTGATTGGTCATTCAGTTGTTGGGCAAGTTCACGCTCTTTTTCTCTTGCTTCATCATTCTTTTTGGCAATCTCGACTTGCATCTCAGCATCCCTATCACCCCATCCAACATGATGCCCATAGCCGTAAGCACCGCCCACAGCAATCATGGCCCCAATGATGAAATATGGGTTAAGCATTCTTCACCTCTTGACGAGCAAGGGCGATTTCTTCCCGCACAGAATCAGACTCTAAATGCTGGGGTGGAGTAGTGGGGGGAGGTGGGGGCGTCCAGGTTTCATCTAAAGGTGGATTGACCCACACGGGCAAAGCACCAGATGGAGAAGTCCAGGTAGAGGTTGCAGGAGGGCTAGGAGGCGCAGGAACAGGCGTAGAAGGCGCATTAGCTGTAGTGGGTGGGGTAGGTGTGGAAATTCTGTCTGAAATCGCTTGAACGCCTTTTCTGCTCATCACGCCACCGATGCCACCAACAATGAGCAAAACAATATCGTTCATCATCTTCAAATATGCTTGATCGATGGGGGCCATGCTTTTTATCGGTTGAGTAACAAAGGTCACCGAGTACAGCATCGCCATCACAATACCCGCAAGAATGACTGTCACAATCAAAACAACACTTGCCCAAACATAAGTCTCAACCAATTGAATTTTGTCGTTCATAGATTGCTTTGTGTCATTTGGTTGCATTTGGAGCCTCTGCTTTCTTTTCTTCGGCTTTAGGTTGTTCAATCTTGTTTGTCAAGATGGGTGCGACAAGATACTCGGGGCAAGTTTGAGTAAACAGACAGCGGGGCTTTTGGCATTCCGGTAGATCGAATTTGTCGGGATTCTGACAAATATAGCGATATTTTTCCTCAAAGCATCCACTCAGCAAAAGAACCACCGCAATGGATACAACAATCACGCCCCACAGGAATTTATTTTGATTCATTGCGTTGCCTATCTAGTTGTTGACGCTCGTACTCTAACTGTTGGCGCAGTCTCTCCATGCGCTCAATCTGCATTTTGCTCTCTCTTTGTGCCGCCAATGTGTCATAGTAAATGCTTCCTATCAGCGGAAGCAGTAGGACAAAGACCAGCACCATAGCAACTAATGCGACTAGAAACCCCATCTTACCTTTCGATCCATTACTAGGAGGCTGAAAAACAGGAGGAGGTACAGGACGAACACTAAACAAGCTACCCCGTAGATTGCCTTGTCTTGGATTGCGCTGATTACCTTTCTGCGTTGCCATTCAACCTCTCGTTGTTTCTTCTCTTGGGCCAGCCTTGCTTCTTCTTGTTCTTCAATGATCTGAACCCGCATCGCATTTACCCTGGTATACAAGTTCCCCAACTCTGGGGGTGACTGATACACCATAATCTCTCGAATCTCCTTGGCTAACTTCTCAAACTGCGTCTTTGCAAGTTCTCTGTTTAGCGCCGACTCCATGATGTTCTGGTTTGGGTCATAGACAGTCTTAGACTTTTCTTCTTCTTCTCGAATGTGGTCTGCAAGCTGTTGCTGAACCTTGAAGAACTGCGACAGATTAGCCGCCAAGTCAGAGACAACCTTGTTCTCATCCCAAACCTCTGGTTCAGCCTTTTTTGCTTTGGGAGCAACAGCAGGGGCTGTGGGCTTGGGCTTTTTCTTCTTGAAGAACCCAAAGAAGCCACCCACTTCTTCAGCAATAGCCGTGACCTCTTTAACAGTCTTTTGGGCTGCGGCAACAGTTCCCTTGACCTCTTTATAGAGTTCACAGCCTTTGCGAATAGCTGCGACACAGCCATTTGCCATCGCCAGAAGGGTGAGAGGATCAATCTTGTGCCCCTTTATTCTTCAATCATCGGCTTAATTACCTCTCTCATTGCAGCACTTGTCGCCAATCCTGGCTTAGTACTCCAGCTAGAAGGCTCAGACAATAATTTAAGAATATTGTTCTTTTCAACAGTTGGCAATTGCTCTAACAAGTTTGCCGCACTTCTTGGGTTTTTCATTGCTTCTGTCAACAGATTGATGGCATCTTTTCCAACTGCTTTTTCAAACTCAGACAGTGCCTTGTTTCCAGCAGATGCCCAAAAATTCAAAAATGACGGAAATCTAAACAAAGATGTTTGTTGTTTAATAAGTTCAGAGAGTGCTTTTTTGCCTTCAGAAGTTTGTTCTGCAATAGACAATTGAGTCAATCGCTTTTGCGCTTGATCGTTCAATGTTGCCAAAGTGTCATTAGCCAATTCAGTGGCAATGTTGTATCGGCCTCGTCCAAGAATCTTCTCAACAGCTTCTGGGGACTCATTGTTTACAAGCCTGACAAATTCATCAGGATTGGTTTTCCACAAACGCAATGCTTCTGAAGACAGTCTGCGCTCTGCAATTCGTTGCATACCCTTTGAGTAATCCTCGAGATACTTTCTGTATCCAGTGCCGCCAGATTCTTCAATTGCGTTGACCAACAAAGGCTTAATATCTCCCAAAACCTTGGATGCAAGATTTTGTTGTGAAGTAGCATCAAGGCCAGGGCGCAGTTTTTCAATTGCAGCATTGACAGAGTTTTTGCGAATGGCATCCAATGCGCGAGCATCAATAATGCCGCCACTATTTGTCCATTTTTTAATGTCATCAGCAACACTATTCACAGAACCGAGCAACACATCGTCACCAGCAAAAGACGGATTGTCTGAAATTCTTGAAACTCTTTGAGCCAAGATATTGCCCTCAAGAGGCTTAATACCAACATTTCGCATTGCATTGGCAGCTTCTTGTGCAAATCGAGAGCCTTGTCCTAAGTCAAGTGATGCTTGTGCAGCTTTGTCAGACCACTCATTAAAGGCTTTTTCTGCCAACTCATTTTTGTATGTGTACTTGGTAAAACCAACAGGCAAACCACGCTTGATAAGATCAAGACGAGCAGATGCTTGGGCAAGTTCCCCTGCCTTGATTAAATCACGCACCTTTTGCACCTCAGAAGATGCTTCAGTAGTCATCTTGCCAGCAGAAGCCTCATACTCAGCAACAGCTTTCCCAAGGTTTGCCCTATTCAAAGCGGCCTCTCTTGATGGCCCAGTAACAGTGGTTAACGCATTTTTTGCATTCTCAAGAATTGTTCTTGTCTCAGTTGCATTTCCACCACTAGCCAACTTTGCCAATGCGTTCAAAGACTCGTTTTCATTGAAAAGACGAACTTTTCTTAAGAACTGAGGATCACGCTCCAGCGCACTATTGACCAATGCTTGCCATGTAGGATTTTCCAAAGATGCAGTTATTTCTGCAATGCTTGCATCAGGACTTGCCGACTTCAACTTATCGAGAACAGCAGGCAAATCTTTACCAAGCGCCTCCCTTGCAATCTGACCAGCTTTTACTTGTGCAGAAGATGGTGCAGACGGGGTGAAAATATCAGCAACTTTTCCTAATCCTTTGGCAAGAATTGGCGCAACTACACGCCCACCAGCCTCATAAGTAGCCCCTTCTAGGATGTTTTGCAACGGCTCTGTTACTGCTTGTGCGCCTTGCCTTGGTTGCTTGCCACCAAAATACTGATCTGCTAATTGCAGTGCTTCTTTTGAAATGCCATAACCAAGACCAGCACCACCAAGCATTCCAAGTGGCCCAGCCGCAGCGCCAATAGCACCGCCAGCGACAGATCCAAGAGCCTCCACAGTTGGAGCAATAGCAGGTTTTATTGCTTGATAAACCTGTTGTGTTGTTGGCATATCTCTAGTTGCTATCAGAGGTATGCCTTCTGGGGTATACATAACTTCAGCAGATTCATCAGCACTGCTTTGAGCAATAGGAGCAAAATCAGCATCTTTTGCTAAACCATTTTTTATCGCCAATGCTTGAATTTGCGCCTTGGATGTTCCTTCAGGCACATTTTTAATTACAGTTCCGTTTGGAAGACGAACATCCATATCACCACCTTATTTTTTCAAGGAATTAAAATCAACCACCCCAGGTTGTGTTGGAGTTTCCATTTGCTCTCTACGATCAGGGGGCAATTTCCCAACGGCAGTTTGTTGCCAGCGGCTATAGCTTTCTTTGATTTGCTTTAAGTTTTGTTTTAAAGCATCAGCAGATAAGCCTTGATCTAAAGAAGCCAAAGCGCCTTCTAAAGATGCAAGTTCTCTGTTTGAAACTTGCCCCAATGCGCCACCAGTAGGACTTGCATTACGCATTTGTTGTAACTGGTCAAAACCAAGTCGAGCCTTAATTGTTCCAATGACAGTTGACAACTCTCTTGCAGGTGTTCCTGGCACGATAGACAAATAACTTCCAAAGCCAGTTGTTCCTTTGCCAACCAATTTTTCGGCTTCATCAATTTTGTCCAAAACAACTTTTGTATTTTCAATAACGCCTTCAGCCGTGCCAAGTTGTTTATCAATAGCGTCTTGCTTCTTTTGACGCAAAGCATCAATTTTTTCCTGAACAAGCTGTTGTTGCAAACTTGAAGTTCCTGACCTCAAGTCTGCTTGCAAACGAGTCAATTCACGCTTAAATTCTTGATCGCTATTTAACTTCTCTCGCATAAATTGCGTTTTTTCTTCTTGTATCCGTTGTCTTTCTTGGGCTTGTGATTCAAGATTGCTTTTACGCTCCAACGCCTGCAAAACAGTTTTTGGGTCGCCATATCTACGCAAAACAGATTGAATTTGTTGCTCATTTGCATCCTCTGGCAGTTGAGACAAAGCATTTTGCAACTGTTGTTCGCGTTCACCAGTGATTGAAATATTGGCCAACTTTTGCTTGGTCAAATTTGTTTCTGCCATTTGCCCTGACATTTGATTTGCCAATGCTGTGGCTTGCAATGCACCAACAGTATCACCAGCTTGTTGCAAAGCCTGTCCATATTTTGCAAGACCTTCGGGAGTCCTTACATCAAATTGTCGTGCCAAGGCATTCCTCTGGCTAATCAGACGCATCTGGGGGTCTTCTACACCCATTGCAGAGGCAAATGCACCACCAAGCTGTTGACCAGCCCTGGCAGCACCATAGGATGCTTGCTCAAGAGGAGCCATTCGTGCCAATTGCATAGCCCGTTGACGAGCCATCTGATCCCGTTGCTCTTGGTACAACTCAGGGGTCACACCAAACAAACTTCCAACAATATCTGCCATGACTATTCCTTTATGGCTTAACCGCCAGTTAAAAATGATTGAACTGCCGCCTTAAATTGTGGATCATCTGCAAGGCTTGTAAACAACGAACTATATGGGTTAACAGATGAGGTTGGCAACAAAGTTCTTGCCGCATTAGTTGCCGCAGTAGTAGTTCTACCACCCAGTGCAGTACCCACATCCAATGCACCAGCACCCATTGATTCAACAGTGCCAGCAGTGCTTAACAGGCTCTTGAATGGATCATAGGCAGAAGTCTGACCAGCAGTGTACTTGCCAAGGAACTCACCACCAGAACCAAGTAACCCTTTGCCAAACAGAACACTCTGTTGACCAGCTTGCTGTGCCCTTGCTGCCAATCCAGCATCAGATTGAGCCAATGCGTTGTAGTAGGCCTCCATCTCAGGAGTGGTTGCACCAAGACCTCTAGCACCACTAGGACGGGCACTTGTTGCACCAACAGACAAACCACCACGCCCTTGCTGGAACAAGGTGTTTTGCAACTGAGACAGTTGACGCTCACGGCTAGGAGCCAACAAGTCTTGTTGCTTTGCCATGTAATCAGCAGCAACTTGCTCTGGTGTTTTAGCAAGATACGATGTGCCCAGGTCAAAGAGGCTTGCAGATGCCTTCTTCAGTGGGTCATACAGGTCTGCAACCTTCTTAGCCTCATCAAGACTCAGAGTTGCACCCGCCATTAACTTGTCTTGAATTGCCTTTAGGTCTGGGGTTAGCGTGTAACCAGCACTAACAAGATTGTTGTCAGCATCATATTTATAGTCTGTTGCGCCAAACCTAGTAGTCACGCCAACAGGTTTAAATTTCTGTGCTTCAGCGGCAACTCTAGCGGCAGCAGTGGCAGCTTCTGTCGCCAACTTAGTGCCAAACAAGCCAACACCACCAGCAATCAAACTGGTTGCAGATTTAGCAAGATTAGGGTTGTCTTTAAAGAATTTAACAACATCTTTGACTGATAGGCCAGTGCCTTTTGCATAATCTTGAATTGCATCGCTTACAGTGGCTGTATATGGATCATAGTTTTGATCGTCAGCGCCAACAAAGTATTCGCCAGTTACAGGGTCAAGCAAAGCATACGGATCAGCGATATTGCTACCAGAATCTATTCCAGTACCTCCGCTGTAGCCATACGGGTCTTCTGTGTAATCTGTTGCCATATTTCCTCCAGTATTTACGGTAATCGGTGTTGTTGGTATTGCGGTGGTAGTCGGTGTTGTAGGTGTTGCAGTGGTTATCGGTGTCGCTGGCTGCGAAACAGTAAACCCAGAACTATCATCAATAATGTCTTTTGTGTCAAATGCTGATGCAGTTGTGTCTACCTCAAAAGGAGCCAACTGATTCTGCAAGTCTTGTTGACCAGCCGTAACCTGTGCTTCATTGGCAACTGTTACACCAGTATCTGGGATTAGAGAATCTAGCTTTACATTGCCAACACCTTGAGCCAAGGATTGCTCAACATTCTTGCCAGTAAGCAAGCCAGCAGTGGTTCCTGCCGCCAATTGACCAGCAGCCGCAGAACCAGTTTCACCAGCAATAGTGCTTCCTACAACGCCAGCACCAGCGCCAACAACACCACCTTTGAGTGCTTCTTCTGGTGTCTTTCCAGTAAGAAGTCCAGCAGTCGTTCCTGATGCCACTTGACCAGCAAGAGTAGAACCCGTAGCGCCAGTAACAGCAGAACCAATGCCTAACTGACCAACAAGCGCTGATGCTCCATAACTCAGTGCGGCTTCTGGTCTACCAGTTGCGGCAAGTCCACCAGCAGTTCCAAGAGCAACAGCAGTACCAAGACCAGGGAGCGCTAAATCTAATGCTGCTGGCAAAATTGGGCCAGCTTTTAAGATTTCTCTGCCTAAATCGGCTAAAAATCCACCGCCGCCACCAGTTCTAGTGTAAGTTAGCGTAGTAGTTACACTTTGTCCAGCCTTATCTAATAAGGTGTAAGCTGATCCATCGGGTGTAGCTTGAGCATAATAAGGAACGCCATCTTTTATTGTGTATCCTTGAATTGCCCCATATGAAGCACTTGGTACATATCCTTGAACGGTAAAATTACCTGCATTTATCTTATTAAAATCATCTGCTTTCCAAACAAGCCCTTTTGTTGGCTCTTTGTAAAGTGATTTTGCTGCGGCTGTTAAAGAAGAATCGCTTGGCAGAGTAAAGGCAGATGCCGTACTCAGTGCTCCTGGAGTTAAAAAATCTGGATTCCAATACTGGTATCCATCTTGTACAAAACCCTTTTCTACGAATTCTTGAGGGGCAAATACATACTTCTCACCATTGTCTGCGGTGATGTCGTAGTATCCCCTACCAGAATAAAATGGTTTGATTTCCATTAGACAGTGCCATTAGCCACAATGTTGCCCAACACAGTCAGGTTCCCAGAACTGTCAATCTTCATCACATCAGTTCCTGAATGACGAATAAGCAGATTAGTGCCACTTTCAACAAAGCTAAAGTTGGTGAAGGTTCCATCTGCCTTGGAAGCAATGGCAGTCTGAATATTGGTGAACTCAGTATCAATCTCAGTTCCCTTGACAACCTTGTTTGCATTCCCTGGCGACAAAGAATCTTTAGCCGCAAAGTTGGTGGTTTTAGTGTAATTTGCCATGTTTCTTCCTTAAACCAGTTTGCCGTTCTTGGCTTGAATCTCAATCTTTTGAATGCTCACAGGATACCCATTGATCTCAACTTCATAGCCCGTTTGCACAGTCTTTCCAGAGCCATTTGTTTGACCAATCAATGTCTGCAAAGCAATGCCCTGAGAGTAGTACGCAACAGGAGAGCCATTTGCTCCATACTCAGCAATTCCATACTCTGCCACAGTAGAGGGAGGGATAGTCAAAGTAGTTGAGTAATACTGACCAGAGAAGTCATATCCCCACTTAATGATGAAACCTTGATTCGAGCCACCAATCACCACCACAGCAATGCGTTTCAGAATAGATGTGACATTGGGCTGTCCCAGGTCAGCATAGGTGGTGAAATACTGCAATCGGTATGTGCTTGCATGGTCAAGATAAGTCCCATACTTGCCCACATAACCATTCTTTCCAATCAACAAGTCTCCATTGCGTTTAGCAAGGAAAGCAGTTGGCGTGATGGAATCCCACACAGTTACCCGTGAAGAACCATCTTGCAACGCTGCCTTGGTGTCAAAGCAGTAGGTCTGTGTGGCAAGAGGGAAGTTAATCAGGTAGAAAGCATTTGTCTCTGAATAGACTGCCTTGATGTTTGCCAATGTCTCTGCATTCACAATCGTCATCAAGTCATTGCGAACATTCTTAGACAAGTCTCGCAAAGGGGCAGACTTCTCTTGAATGGTTCTCAGGAACGACCGAATACCACTGTTTGACAGGAAGATCACATCACTGCCTGTGTTGGCAATGGAGTCCCTAGCAATGCAACCAATGTTGCTCACAGCATCATGCAGGGTAATGCTCGATGGCGTAGTTGCACCTGAATAAATCAGGATTTGACGCTTGCCAAAGATCAGCAAGAACCCGTTGTGAGCCGCCAAACCAGTGATTTCATCTGAACCATTAGGCCAAACTCTAGAAATATCCAAGCTGCCAGATGTGCCTGTTGACCAAACATGACCAGCCAACAAGTCAGAGAAATAGACAGTTACATTGTCAGCAGTGCTATTGGCAGTCCACAAGCGCCCATAAGCAGAGATAACAATGTTGGTTTGTGGAACAGTCGCCACATAACCAGTTTTCTCAGTTACACGCTTGAATGTGGTGGTGCTGACAACAGGGTCATAAACAAGAGCATCATGCCCTGTCTGAAAGAAATATGTGATTCCATTCAAGGAGGCGCACTGCCAATTACTTGCGGTAATTGTTGGGGCAGTACCTCCCCCCCCATAGGTCAACTCAACAACACTTGTGCCACTGAGTTTAAACAGCTTGTTGTTTCCAGCGAACAAAACAGTCAAAGTGCCATCAGTCTGTACCAACTCATGGATGACACCAACATTGTTGGCGCCTAAGTTGCCAGAAGATGTATTTACCCGTGACCAACCCTTACGAGAGCCAATGCGACCATACTGGTCAATCACGCAGTTTGTGGCAATCGCAGCATATCCAGCCGCTAAATCAAGCGGAGAGTCCTGTGTGTTCAGCCCAAAAAAGCCTGGGGCTGAGACAGAAAATGTCTGGATTTGCTGTGTCATTGCGGAATAAACTCTTGATTCTCAGGATAACGACTGCCCTCCAAGGCAATGTAATCCGACAACATGGATCGAAACAGTGTGTACGCCTCAGATGAAGACAGACCACCATCTTCTCCACGCTCAACCAATGCTCTTGCATAAGCACCTTGAGCAACAACCACATCAGGCACAAGAATGACAGTGCTATCTGCTGCCAATGTAGCTTGTGGAACTGCCAATGCAAACATGAGGCTATAAACACCATCTGGCCTTGGATACAGCGTTACTTTGGTGTTGTAGCTTGCATCTACGCCATCAAAGTTGTATTCACTTGGGATACCCGTCATAACCACAGAGAAGTTCTGCTTACGATTCATGTCCACAAAAGTGGTGTTTTTAAGTCCAATGTTGCTCGTTGCATTGATAGCATCAAGAACCTGAAACTTCTGTCCAGCACCAGTTAAGGCATACGAATATGTGCCAGCAGTAGTGGTGATAGTGACTGTTTGACCAAGTGCATTCCAACCAAAGGCATCTTCAACTTGACGCTTTGTATCGTTTACAAACTTGGCAATAAGGGTGGAATAGGTGGTTTCGTTGTAAGTGGTTACAACAGGCTCACGCAAACGAATCAATACATCGTTGACCAGTTCAAGTAATGTCATTGGGTTGCCTCATTTCGCTTTTGCCTTGTTCCTTGCGGATATAGCTTTAGCTTTTGCCTTTGCGTCAGCCTTGGAGTTAGCACCCCATGCCTTTAGCGAAAGAAGCAGTCTCGTTGGTTCACCATTCTTGAACTCAGGGCCATCCATGTTGCCCATTCGAGCCAAGAAACTTGCTCTACGGGGATTATCCCCTGATTTGACGGGAGGTTTTAGGTTCCCACCAGTTGCCGCATTATAAGATGATCTGCCCTTGGCATTCAAGCCGCCTTTTGCATTTTGACCAGCTTTTGTCTGCCAAACAGGAGATTTCATCTACTTCACCTTTTTAACTTTCTTTGCAGTCTTTGCCGCTTGCTTAAAGTCAGCAGCAGTAGGCGCACCCTTGGCCCCTACCTTACGCATCTTTTCACCAGAACCAGCCTTGATACGGGCTTGTTTGGCATGAATTGCAGCATAAAGTCCAGGTTTCATTTCTTGGCCTTTTTCTTGGGTTTTGCCATGCCAGCTTCAGACAATGCAATGGCAATTGCTTGCTTGCGGGAAGTCACTTCTGGCCCCTTTTTAGACCCAGAATGCAAAGTTCCCTCTTTGTACTCACGCATGACTTTTCCAACCTTTTTAGCCGATTTGGTCATTTTCATAGCGTTTCCTTAGTACATAATCTTAGCTGTGATGGTTCCAGTGACAAAAACAGTGCAATTTGCTCTCAAATACTTGGGAGCATTGGCGACAGTAATGATGCCATTTGCAGTCAATGCAGTGCCAATAGTTGACCAGTTTGTGCCATCCAAGCTACCTTGCAAGGCTACAGTTGCACTGGTGATACCAGAAACTTGCAGGAATGCAGGTTGACCAGCATCTGCCTGAACTGCTGTAGATGCACCAGTTGCAACAACTGCGTTTAAAAGGGTGATGGGGGCGGTTAAAGATGACATTATTTTGCCTTTTTAGCTTTATTCATCATGTTGGTGGCAGTGCGCTGACCCTTTTTAGGGAGCATCTTTGGTTTCCCAATTGCTACCATGACAGTGACAGGAACACTTTTCTTCTTTGAAGAAGACTTTGACTCTTTCATTGGCTTGCCGTACATCATGCTTTTTCCTTGGTTATTGGCCCACCAGACTTCCAGGCATCACAAGTACGGGCCGCTGCACAGGTGAATTGAAACAGATCACAGTATCCCAGGTTAGCCGCCTTGACAAAGTTCTCGTCATAGGACAACTCACCCTCGTTTTCATCCTTTTCCAGACCAGATGTAATGCACTCCATCATCTTGGGGGTCTGAATGAAAGCGGCACAGTTCCCACACAACATACCCTTGATGGTAGATGTGGGAGCGTTATACATCTTGGCCTTTTTCAACCAGAAAGCATCATTTGCTTCATCAGGGTTTGGTGGGCCATAACCAAACTCTTTGAATGCGTTATTCCTGTTTTTCAGGTTAACAGTTATATCCTGAGTGGCAATAGGGCACGATACCCCTGAGAGCAAGCCCTTCATTTGAACAACCTCTCACCAACATAGGTAAGTATGCCGCCAACAGTGGAGGCGATGGTCATTCCCATCCAGAATCCACCCTTACTCTTGTTTGCCAACTCAAGCAAAGCCTTCACATCTTGGCTTAAAGAGTGAACTTCTGTCTGGAGAGCCTCAACTTGGGCCTCCAGTTTTCCAAAATCTCTAGCGTCTATATCAGACATTTGCAACTTTCCTTGGGCGACCCATGCGCCGTACAACTGGCGGTGTGAAAGCAGTATCTGTTCTCACGGCATTGGCATCATACCCATCAGGTTGCTTTTCTTGCTCGTCAATACGAACATAACCTTGATGACCCTTCATTGAGTCAATGTCATGTTGCAAGGTAAAACTAACTGTGTTACCAGACTGAAGACAGCGAAAAGTTGCCATTGATTAACTCCAAAACAAGAAAGGGGGGATGAACCCCCCAATCTTTAAACTACAGCACGACCAATCACAAGTTGCATTGTGGTTGAGTCTAAGTTAATAGAACCTGCTGTTGGGTTATAGGTAACGATAGTCACTGTGTCAGCGGCTGAAACATAGGCTCGGCGAACCAAACCTGCTTCACTCACTTTAATTGACATACCAAGAACCATGTCACCCAAAACAACGCCTGGAACAGTCACTGTGTCAGTTGCCGTAGCAGTAGTAGCGATTGAGGCGCTATCTAAAGTACAGGAAACATCCCAAGTGTCTGAAAACAGGCCACGAAATTGATCGTTACCACGGCGGGAAACGACTGCGGTTGCTGCTGCCATTTTGATTTCTCCTAATTAGGTTAAAAAAGTCCCCCCACCACTAGGGCAGGGGGCGCAACTGCAATTAGGAAGGCACAACCAAAGCGAACATGGATGCGGCATTCGGGTCAGTGCCAGTGGTAGAAGTGCGGAGAGCCTTCACACCATAGAGCGTGTCCGAAGTGAACAGCGTACCCAAGTACTCTTGTTTGTACTGAGTTTGTGAACGGATGCCCACTTGCTCAACCAAAACCATAGAGTCTTTGTGACCCATCAAGCAAACACGGGCGATTGCAGTACCAGATGCGGGGAAAGTCGCAGTGGCAGATGCAGAGTCAGCGTTGCTGGAAGTGAACACGGGGATGCCGTACAGGTTGCCGATCTCACCATTGCGGATGGCGTTGCCATCACCCACAAAGGCTTGCTCAGTGTAACGAGCCAAACCCATCAGCGTGTTACGGCTAGACGGGGGGATGATGAAGAAGCGACCATCCATAGGAGTGTCGTTGTCATCCAAACGCTGAATGGTGCGGCGAATTGCAGCATCAGTCAGAGCAGAGGCATTACCAGTGTTGGTGTTAGCCGTGTAGTCGAAGGCAGTCGTGCCATCTCCACCGATGTAGCCACCAGCATAACGAGCGTTGTCAGCAGTACCGCCGTTGGCAGAACGACCCAACTGGATCAAGTCGGTATCGACTTGTTTAGCCAGGGCATAGCCAGCATCATTGGTATAGAACTGACGCAAGCTGTTCAGGGCTTGAGCCTCAACAATGTCTTCAATCAAGCGGCTATATTCATAGTGCTTGTTGATCGACACTTGAACTTCAGTCTCAGTGGCTGCAATCAGCGTCACTGCGGTTGAAGCGGCCTTGGCAGAAGCGGAACCACGATAAGGTGCAGGAATGTGAACGGTGTCACCTTTCTTGCCCTTGAAGTTCATCTTCATCACCAAATTTGCCAGCACCAAGTTTTTCTTGTATGCGGCAACAATTTCATCACTCCAAATTTCAGGAATGAACGTAGCAGCGGTGGTCGTGGTTACCGCAGGGGTAGGAAATGCCATGATGTTTCTCCTTAGAAACGAAAGTTAAGTTACTTGACCCGACCTTCAGAATACGCAGCAAGAATTTCATCATTCAATGCCTCGTATCTAGCCGGATCGGTCATCTTCAGCCGAATAAGGTCAGCCCGTCTGTATACCCTCTTTGAACTCTCTCCAGTTCCACCTACATCCACTTGTGCGGCCTTCATGTTCTGCTTCCTGGCGGTTTCACCCGCTTGCTCAGTCTGCTTTGACTTGACACCACGCAACTGCTTGTAAGTAGACAGCAACTCATTGGCACTATCGTAATCGAACTCACCATCAGCTTTTGCATACAGACCAAGGCGAATAGGCGAGGATTTCACCCAATTCACAAAGTCCTGATCTTGAGCAATCTGAGTGTAGTCAGGGTGCTCTTGCACTAGCTTCTGCTGAATCTGCATCCTCTTGAACTCAACACCTGCTTGACGGGCGGCGAGAACATCAGGATGGTTATCAATAGTCTTTTGAACTGCCTTCTGTGGATTCTCAAAGAAATCTACTTCTGGCTCTTCCTCTTTAATAGTCTGTTGCTTTGAACTGAGGTTCTGCTTAATGAGTTCATCAG